AAATAAAAACAATTTATGGATATCAATTCAATTAGAGCAAAGCTGAATGCTTTGCAAACTCAGCAAAGCCGTCCTTCCGGAGAGGCACGTAAGAATGTCTTCTGGAAACCTGCCGTGGGCAAGCAAACAATTCGTATTGTACCTTCTGCGTACAATAAATCAAATCCTTTTTCGGAGCTGTATTTTCACTATGGCATCGATAAGAATCCAATCATCTCTCCAACTAACTGGGGTGAGAAAGATCCTATCGTTGAATTCGCCAAGCAGTTAAGAACTAGTAAAGACAAAGAGTCTTGGAGATTGGCACGTAAACTCGATCCTAAAATGAGGGTATTTGTACCTGTTATCGTTAGAGGTGAAGAAGCTGAAGGTGTTAAACTTTGGGGCTTCGGTAAAGAAATCTACATGGAATTGCTTTCTATGGTAGAAGATGAGGACATCGGGGACTACACCGACATCATTTCAGGTCGTGACTTGAACTTGACTACAGTAGGTGCTGATACTACAGGAACCGGTTTTAATAAAACTACCGTTCGTGCACGTACTAAAGAGTCTGCTTTGACTGACAATGATGCATTGTTACAAACTATCTTGAATGAACAGCCTGATCCTTTGAAAGTATTCTCAAGAATGTCTTTCGATGATATGAAGTCTGTATTGCAGAAATGGTTGGCACCTGACGAAGAAGAAGGAGTAATCTCTTCTGAGCCTGCTACTAACTTTGATGATGCAAAACCTGCAGCTGAAGAACTTCCTTGGAAAAAGCCTGAGACTAAATTCTCTTTAGAGGCTCAAGGCAAGAAAGTAGAATCTAAAGCTGACAAGTTCGATTCTTTATTCAACGACGACGACAACGATTTACCTTTCTAATAGACTATGGCTAAGAAAGAAAAAGCTTCTTTAACAGAAGCCGTGTCAGCCGAGCTTAAGAAAGGATTCTCTCTAGATAAGTTCAAAGAGAAGAAGCTTCTTAAAAGCAACGTAAAGTTTAAGGAGCAGAAATGGATTCCTTTATCACCAGCTTTCCAGGAAGTAACATCTATTCCAGGAATGCCAATGGGTCACATTGTAATGCTGAGAGGTCATTCCGATACAGGAAAGACCACAGCATTGCTTGAAGCAGCAGTATCAGCTCAGAAAGCAGGAGTACTTCCGGTATTCATTATCACTGAGATGAAATGGAACTGGGAACATGCTATCCAGATGGGATTAAAAGTAGAGCAGACTGTTGATGAAACGACCGGGGAAGTTCTTGATTACGGTGGATTCTTTATCTACGTTGATAGAGAGACTCTAAATACAATCGAGGATGTTGCTGGATTCATTTTAGACTTAATCGATGAGCAGAAGAAAGGAAGCTTGCCTCACGATTTGTTATTCCTCTGGGATTCAATCGGTTCAGTACCTTGTGACCTTTCTGTACGTTCTAACAAGAATAATAACGAATGGAATGCAGGTGCAATGTCAACTCAGTTCGGTAATGGAGTAAACCAACGGATTGTAATGTCAAGGAAAGAGTCTTCACCGTACACTAATACATTAGTAGTAGTAAACAAAGTATGGACTCAAAAGCCTGAATCACCAATGGGTCAACCCAAGCTTATGAACAAAGGAGGATTTGCCATGTGGTATGATGCTACCTTCGTAGTAACGTTTGGTAACATTATGAATGCAGGTACTTCCAAGATCAAAGCAATTAAGGATGGTAAGCAGGTAGAATTTGCCAAGAGAACTAATATCCAGATTGATAAGAATCATATCAACGGAATTACAACTCGAGGTAAAATCATTATGACACCTCACGGATTCTTAAACGATGATGAAAAACAGCTTAAGAACTACAAAGATGCTCACTCTAAAGAATGGTCAGCCATTCTAGGAGGAGGAGACTTCACAGTAGTAGAAGAAGCTTATGAGGATGTAACACCTAATTACTTCCAGGAAGAACCAGAATAGGATTAAGAGCCCCTATTAATTTAGGGGCTTTTTAACTATTTATATAAAAACATCACGAATGGATAATTTTGATTTAAAGAAATACTTAGTAGAAAACAAAGTAACTACTAATTCTAAAATGCTAAACGAAGCAGTAACCGAAGGAGCAGAGGATGACTTAGATGATATTTTTTACGAGTATGTTAAAGATGTAAGGCAATTCACTGGAGTAGCTTCTTTTGAGACATGTGATGAAGACGATTGGGATAGAGTAAAGAATTATATAGAAAAAGATAAGAAGAATTTTTTAAACCAACACCCACAAATCCAAGAAACTGACTTTGATGAATACCTAGAAAATTGGATAGACAGAATAGAAGACGAGAGAGGATTCGAGAGTATGAACCAACAAGATTTAAACTACGGGTACTAATAATATTAACTACGTATATTTAAAGTAACAAATAAACTTTAAAGAGCCCTTGCAAGTCAAGGGCTTTTTTATTATATTAATATAAGTTATGAGAGCAGCATATAAAACCTTACTTGATAATATCAAGGAGGTAGACGAGGTAGTACCTACAGAAGAAAATTTTCACTCCCGCGTATTAGTTATTGATGCATTGAATCTATTCTTTAGAAACTTTGCAACTATCAATATGACTAACAACGACGGAGCTCACATTGGAGGTCTAGCCGGATTCATTAGATCATTAGGTTCATTAATTCAGATGGTGAATCCCACAGGCGTTTATGTAATCTTTGACGGAGTAGGATCTTCTACCAACAGAAAGAATTTACTACCTGAGTATAAGTCAAACAGAGGCATTAACCGAATTACAAACTGGGATGCTTTCGAATCCTTAGATGATGAGAATGATGCAAAGGTTGGTCAAATAACCAGGATCATTCACTACCTTCAGTGTCTACCGGTCAAAGTTGGAATGATTGATAAGGCAGAGGCAGATGATATGATTGCTTATATGTCTAGAGAACTACCTCGGAGATTCAACTCTCAGATGATTATTGTTTCTTCTGATAAGGATTACCTTCAGCTGGTTAACGATCACGTAACTCTCTATAGACCAATCACAAAAGTATTCTACGGACCACAAGACGTTAAGAGAGAATTTATGGTTCATCCGGATAATTTTATTATCTACAAAACAATGCTTGGAGACCAATCAGATAAGATTGAAGGCATTAAAGGGTTAGGACCGAAGACGCTTTTAAAACTATTCCCGGAGATTCTAGATGTTCCGATGTCAATGCAGGATATTTTCGATTATGCTGAAGATCACTTAACAGAGCATCAGATTTATGCCCGGGTATTATTTGCAAGGCAGAACCTACTTAACCATTACAAGTTAATGGATCTTAAGAATCCTATTTTGGATGATAGGCAGATTGATTATATCAACGGACTTATCAAAGAAGAGAATAACGAGTTCCACAAGAATCATTTCATTGAGCTCTACGAGATGGATGGCCTGGCACATTTCATTAAGAATGTCCACGAATGGGTTACAAATACTTTTTTTGTATTAAGTAGGTATAAATAACTAATACTGTCCTATTTATAAGAAAGTATGATCGGTATTTATAAAATTACATCCCCTTCAGGGAGGGTATACATAGGACAAGCAGTTAATATAGAAAAACGGTGGCGATACTATAACAAAGTGTTGTGTAAAGGGCAAACACGGCTCTACAACTCTTTTGTTAAGTACGGTGTTGATAAACACATATTTGAAGTATTAGAAGAATGTTTAGAAGAAAGTCTAAATATACGAGAAAGATATTGGCAAGAGCATTACAATACAGTTGAATCCGGACTTAATTTAAGATTAACAAAAACATCCGACAAAACAGGAAGACTTTCAGAAGAAACAAAACAAAAGATAAGACAAAGCAACAGCATTAGCGGATTAGGAAAAGTACTTTCTCAAGAAACAAAAGAAAAAATTGGTGCTGCTCACAGAGGTAAAATCTTATCTCAAGATACAAAAGATAAGATGAGAGAGAATAGCGCAAAACACTGGGAGGGAAAAACTCTTTCCGAAAAACATAAAACCAATATAGTCAAAGGAAGACAGGGTTATAAACATTCAGAAGAGACTATTGAAAAAATTAGACAAAGCCACCTTGGGAAGCAACATACGGAAGAGACAAAGTTAAAATTATCTCAACAAAGGCTTGGCAAGCCATCTGGAGCTAAAGGTCGAACCCATTCGGAAGAGACAAAACAATACCTCAGGGAAATTAACACAGGTAGAAAACATTCAGAAGAAACTATTAATAAAATAAAGCAGGCGAGTACAGGGAGAAAAGTAACAGAGGAAACAAAAGAAAAAATGAGACAGGCAAAATTAGATACTCCACTTGAGAAAGTTAAATGTCCATACTGCGATGTTACTAGTTATCTAAGAATAATGAAACGTTGGCATTTTGATAATTGCAAAAATAAGTTGTCTAAGTTCAAATAAGTTCGTATATTAGTAGTATAGAAATAAAAAATAAAAGTTATGACAAACAATAAACAACAAACGGAGATGAACAAAGAATTTGTACCCTATGAACTTGCTTTAGAGTTAAAGCAACTTGGATTTGATGAAAA